CGATCTTCGGTATGCTCTCGCCCTGTAAAATTCCTTGCAGAACCTCTGAATTTATCTTCTTCATATTCCACCGGACATCCTTGGCTTTGTTCAATTTCCGCAGCGGCAGCAGGGAGCGGTCGCCTCGCAAGATCAAATTCTCGACAGTGTGAGCGTCCACCAAAGAAAAGGAAAAGCCACGCAGTTCTCGCTTGGCGGCTTTACCTATCGCATTGTAATTCAAAGCGTAGACTTCCGGCAGCCTGCCGTTTGTGTACTCCAGCGCAATCTCGTTGACCCGGCTCAAATTCTCGGCGGTCTGTTCCGCAATGCTTTTGAACCGGTCATTCTGCACAGTTGCTTCACGCTTGGCGAGCGACAACTCACGACCAGCCCGCTTGATTTCCGCCTTGTCGCCGGTTTCCTTGGCGGCTTCATACCGCTCTTGCAAGCTGGCCAGTTTTGTCTCGGTTTCCGCCATATAAGCGTCCCAAGCCTGCCGCACTTCGTCCTGCGTCTGACGGTATATCCGCCGAATGCGGCGCTCCAGCGAAAGCAAGACCTTGTCTGTCTCTCTGTGTGCCTTATCTGCCAACGCTGGCGCCTCCTTTTTAGTTCTTTGACGCTTCCGGGTCAGCAGTTACGGAGCCATCGTATGGAATGCTGACCAACTTACCTTTGTACCACTGATAGAATACAACACAGCCGTCTTGAATTTCAGTGCCCATTATTTTCCGCCTTTCTTTTTCATTCTTTCGGTGATCTTATCCAGCAACGCTTGCAACTCCTCATCCGTCAAGGTGTCCAAGTCATCGTCCTGCAAGCTGCTGTCCTGATCGCTTCCCTGCTGGTCATCGTCCGGCTCTGTCTGCTGGTCTTGCCCTTTTGGCTCCGGCTGATCCTGTCCTGGTTCTCCACCAAAAGCGGGGTCGTCGTCAATCTCGACCCGGCTGCCCTCTTCGTCCCTTTTCTTTTTGATTATGTCGTCCGCCTGGTCGCCAATGCCAAGCAGGAAACAAACTTGTTCGGTGATCGTTTCGTCGTCCAAATACTCGGCAGCGGAAAGCACCATCTGCATTTCCTCGGACTGATTTACGATCTTCGACCGCTTGAAGCTGACGCTGTCGGTGATTTCCGCCAGCTGCAAAATCTTCTCGACAAACTTCGTCACGCAATACTCGAACATATCCGTCTTGCTGTCAAGCGGCTGGTAAGCTGCCCGGATTTCCGTGGCAGTTTTTGAGTTGGCCGAAAGATCGAGAACATTCAAGCACATGAAGTCCTCATACAGCCGCGCTTTGATCGTATCAATCGCAGCGTCGGACGCGCTGATCGGTGCTTCCACCGTGTGTGCTTCAACCTGTGCGCCGTCGTCGTCAATGTGCGCGACATGCATTGTACGCAGCCGCTCCAAAAATCGCTGGTCATCCTCGTCGTCCATTCCGCCAGCGTTGGTTATCGCCCAGTAGATCATGTTGCCTTCATCAACATTGTTCACGAGGTTGCTGTTGATAAGGTCAAATGCGTCAAGCGTACCCTGGCGCCCCACCAACTCCGACTGCTTCTTGTCGTTGCCGTACAGCGGAATTATAGGAAATTCCGGGTAGTTCTCAAAATCGTAAATCTCGGTGCCGTCAGCGATAGAGTGCCGCACCTTCATCTTGTAAGCAGTCTTTGGCTGGATAATCAAGATTTTTTCGTTCGTGCCCGTCGGGCTCAAATACTCGGTGTAGCCGTCCACCTCGTAAAGTGTCGCCCGCAGCGGCTTATCGTCTGCAAGCTGCCAAAACCGAATGCCAGCCCGCAGCGCTCCGCTCTCTTCGTCGAACAGCGGGACAAATTCCGTCACATCGAACACATCAAGGTGATCAAGATTCCAAAATCCGAAAGCCACGCCACCAATCAAAGCAGATTTGCCAGCCTTTTGTAACTGGTAGTCGAAATCGTAAGACCCTCCGTGCTGCTCGCCCTGGCCGCCGCCCAGCTTTTCCTTTGTTTTCTTGTCGCCAAAAATAGCGCCGTTGCCAAGCAGGTACTGGTTCTCCTGCGTAATTGCAAAGTTGAAAAAGTTGCTTGTGATCTTGTGATTGGGCGCCCATCTATCAACATGAGCGTCACCCCGCAAGTCGTAGATCAACTTTTCATAACGCATTATCGTCGGATTAAGCCCTTGATAATACTCCCACGCCCGGCAAGCGGTCCGATAAAGCTGCCCGGCCTTATGTTGGCGGATAGCCGAAAGGACAAACGCCTGCCGCTTGCCCTCAAATGCTCCGCACGCTTCAAGGTCTTGATAAGTCAAGTAAGTAGAAATTGTAACCACCCTTTCTTCGTGTTGTTATTTAGCCGCGCTCAAAATAAGCGGGCTTTCTTTTTTGCCGATTTTCTTGCGCAAAATCGTGTTAACAAAATATCGGATATCATCCATGCAGTTATGAACGATCAAGCCGCCGTTAACGGAAAAGTTGTGCGTGCCGATAACTTCCATGTTATACACGTCTTCATTTTGCGCGCTCTCGATTTTTAGCACTTTTACAAGATTGGCAGAATTTCGTTTTTTGGTACTTGTTCGCGACATATTCCCCTCCACACCTTTCACAGATTTTTGTCACATTGTCAAAGCCCATCTTCCTGCGATATGCAGATTTGCATTTGTTTGAGCAAAAGCGGTTTTTGTTCTCACCATACGTTGCCTTTGTCTCAAATTCTTTCCCGCAGAAGGTACAACGATAAGACTTCAAAGGCATATTTTTGAAAGTTTCGATTGCGTGTTGCGAGTGCCATTTTTTGCCCTCTTCGCTGCCATGCCATTTAGACGCTTTTGGTCTCGCATTTTTTGCAAGGTTTTCCCTCGCCCACTCTCGTCTTTCCTCGCTCCATGAACTGCCGTGCAATTTAGAATGTTCTTTCGCTGTCATCAGCACAAGGTTTTCAATTTCGTTGTTGTTCTTATCAAAATCCTTGTGGTGAACGTTGTACCCTTTTGGGACTTCTGAATCGTTGTAATACTCCCACACATAAACGTGAAGTCGTTTGTGTGTTTTCGCATTCAAAAAATATCCAGTTTTCTTATCTCTGCGGAACGACAATCCGTCAAAGCAAGCAAGATCGCCGTCGTCAACATATTGAACCATAGTTACATCCTCCGTGAATATTGATCTACAAATATTGTAGCGCATTTAGTCAATAACGTCAACGATTTTACTTGATTGCGTTAGATATTTTGCCTTTACCCATCCTTTGTCTGTCAAAACTTTGTGATCTTCGGTGCATTTGATAACCTTGCCGTTTTCAAGCGTTATTTTCAAAATCGGTTGATTTTCTTTTGTTCTTCTCACGCCAAAAAACGGTCTTATACATTTCTTTTTCCGCTTCTCGTTGTAACTCCAAACCAGTCCGATTTTTCCAACAAGGTCTTTTATCTTTTTGCAGCCGAAAACTGTATTCACGACGGTATCACCAGTCAAGCAATGGTCGTTCTCTTTGACCACTCGATCGTCCCCTGCCTTGTCGTCCCAGCGATATAGCCCAAACTCGGCGATACTGTCAACGCAAGAGCGGTGGATTTGGATATTGCCAGAGTGCAGATATACCGACACACGGCGGATACCGTCAAGGACTGTGTTGTCTGCCTTAATAACCTTAAAGCCACGCTGCCGCAGCGCTGCAATGAAAGAAGCCGCCGACGGGTCAACAACAACCTTGCGGATTTTATATCCGTCAGCCAGCTGCTCAATATCGTCGCAATATTGTTCGTCTGTCCTCTGTACGGCCTTTTGACGGCCATTGTAGTAAAACTCCTTAACCCTTGTCGCTTTTGAGCCTAAAACGCACCACAGGCCAGCAGAAAACGGATTTTGCGTGCCATAGTCGATAGAGATATAATACTCGCCATTTGCTGGCACATCGTCGGTTATATTGTCCTCGCCGAAATCGTAAACCAAGCCCTCGGCAACGCACCACTCACCGAGAATGTATCGACGATAGAACACGCCGGTGTACATCGTTTCGTAGCGCTGCAAAATGTGTTCCGTCAGTGCTGGGTTGTCCCGCAATTCAAAATGCAGCCGCAAGGCATTGTGCACCTCCGGCTGGCTCACCCATTCGGTGTAAAACCAGTGCTGCGGGCTGTCCGGGTTGCAGTTGAACCAAAATTTTGACCCGTCAACAGAGCAACGGGAGAGCGCCTGTTCTACAAACGACCGGGGCATTAGAGCCACCTCATCAAGCAGAATGCCGGCCAACGTTCGGCCTTGGATGAGCGTAAAGCTGCTTTCGTCTTTGCCGCCGAATATTTCAAAATAGTTCTCGACCCGGCCGCAACGAACCACCAGCAGCTTGTCGCTTCGCCGCCATTGTATGTCCAGCCGTTCCCTTGGCTCAGTCATTCCAAGATACGGTACGATTATATTCTTGACAGCGCTGTCAACGGTCTTGCCACAAATGCCGAACCGCTGCCGGTCATACCGACGCATAGCGTCCTCAACGAACGCGTACATCATCCACACGGTCTTACCGGAACGGATGGCGCCGTCAGCAATCAAGGCGTCAAAGCGCGTGTAAGGGAACGCCAATATTTGCAGCTGCTTATCACTCAACCCCGGCATTGTTGCCCTCATTCTGTTCTATCGCTCTTGCTGTTTCTTTCAGTGCCAAAGTAAGCGGGTCATCTTCCCGCCTATCAACCGCAACAGTGTACTCGCCACGGTCGCTTTGGCCAAGGTACTGCTTCCCGAGCCAAATGGCCATATTTGCGTTTTTTTCAGCCAATCGAAACTGGGCACGGCGCAGGGATATTTTCCCTATGCCCCGCTTTTCTTTGAATATTTCGGAAAAACTTTGCTCGTATGTCCGCTTGCACCAACTGTTCAGCGTTTTGTCAGTCACACCGAACCAGCCGCAGATTTCCTCTTGCGTGCATTGCAGGCCACAGAGTTTTTCAAATTCGATTTGGCTTATTTCTGCTCGTGGTCTACCCAAGAACAAATCACTCCGTTTCAGTTGCACTTAAAATTTCACTTTCGTTTGGTAAATCGACATCACCGAAAACGCTGTGAATTTGTTTTTCGTCGCCTTTATAAAACACCAATATTTTTTGATGAAGATTAACAACTTTTCTTTTCGCATTAAATTGACGAGAAGCCCGAACCGCTCCTGCCCCAATCGCATTTACAATGACAATATCGTTATAAAAATGCAATCCTGAGTCTGCAAAAGCCTTTTTAGTTTGATCTACGAAGTCACGATAAAAACCTTTTTTGTCTCTCACTTCGCCAACAACAAACGCAGCAAATCTATTGTTTTTCAATTTTTTGCAACATTTTTGTATTATTTTTGCATACGCGTTCAAAAAATCTTCATAATTCATATTTGACAAATCTCTCGGGTCGTCGCTGTAAACTTCAAGATCTGCATACGGTGGGCAACTAAAGACAAAATCAATACTGCAATCTTCGATGTATTCGTCGATATTGGCACTGTCGTCGCAATAATATTTCGGATAAATTTTATTCTTTGCAGCGACGGCCATATTTGCGTCAATTTGTTCACGGCGCAAATCAAATCCGTGGTATTCATATCCAAGAATGCACGCAACTGCTCCTCGAACAGACCCACCAGAAAACGGGTCGAGAATGCTTCCGCCTTTTATATTAAACCATCGATACATCAATTCGCAAACAACTGGATCAAAATAAGAAGTCCCGTTTAAAGACTTACTGCTGATGTATTTTTCTGCAAGAATGCGAAGCCCATCGCCAAGCAGGCTTTCATCTCGTGCGTCAAATTCAGTGAAGTCGCATTTGCTTTTCCACGCTCTTTTTCTATCTTGCCAATACCCTTGCCTTGTATCGAACACAGAAAACGGAGGAACGACAAACTTATCAACCAAAGATTTTTTCGGGGGGGCAGTTTCGTCGGATAAAAAACTATCATCACATTTGTGCAAAAAGTCAAATTGAAAACAAAAATCACTCAAATCAACTTCCGGCAGTTCCTGCTCCAGTAAATCCAAATCCCAGTCACTCTCATTCGTCTTGTTGTCAACAATCCGTAGAGCATTCACCTGCTCTGGTGTCAAGTCATCCACGCAGACACACGGCACATCTTTGAACCCTAACTTTTTTGCTCCAAGTGCTCGGCAATGGCCAATCACAATAATGCCGTCACGATCGACAACAATCGGCTGCACGAAGCCATACTGCCGAATACTCTCGGCCACATTGTCAATTTGCGTTTGGTCGTGCTTTTTCGCGTTCTTTTCATACGGCTTGATTGTATCAAGCGCCCGCATTTCAACCTTCATAGAAACGCACCTCCTAAATCTAATTATAGCAGAAAAGCCACCAAAAATCAACGCTTTGGCGGCAAATGATAAAACGCGCGATATAACTCCTCTGCTGTGTCAAGGTTCTTGTCAGCATTATAGGCTTCCGTCGCAACTGTTATTCGCTCTTCAAGTGCCAGCGCTTCTCGGCTCAAAAACTCCGCTTCAGACCGCAGCAGGGTGCAATTGTACCGCAGCGCCTCTTTCTGCCGTTTGGCGGTTTCCTTATCCATCAACCCAGCACGGAACAGCCTATATATAGCCACCAGGCCGATATACTCGGCGCTGTCCGCTGCTGTCAGCCCTTTCGGTAAGATTTTGCCGTCAGCGGCGGCTTTTTCTAAACTCTTGTCCATTATCTCGTCCCTTTCTGCAAAGCAACCTACAATGTAGTAGTGAGTTTGTAGCGACCCATTTTTGGCTCAACCACGCCAAATTTTAGACTTTCGAGCCGCTACAAACTACAAAAACTACGGTGTCTGCTATAAATATATTTCTATTTTTACTTTTTTCCTTATTTTATATTATTCTCTCAAATAATGTAGTGTTTGTAGTGTTTTATATAGAGAATGTGTTTTTTTGGCTTTGTTGCGCCAAATTTTCGGACTACAAAGTCGCACTACAAAGTCTACTACAACGCTACAAACACCACTGAAACGGCGGGCTTTTGGCTAAAGTTCAATGATGTCGTCAAGGTCAATTTGGTCGGAATTGTCCTCGTTCGCCCACCAACGCTGATTGCCATAAACCGGAAACTTCTTGGGATATGGCTGCTTGACCCACCCAGTCATTGATTGGAGTATGAGCCCGATCTCTTGACTTTCCTTTTTGGTGGGCTTTGAATATTCGCCCATCCGCAAAGCTTCTTGCCAAAGTTCAAGCACGCAGATCTCCGTTTTGCTTTCCAAATAGTCCTCAATCATTCCGACACGGAAGTCATCCTCCGTTGCTTCTGCTTGCTGTTTGCGTATGTCGTCGATCAACGACCGATCAGCATACGGAAGCAGCTTGCCGGCCTTGTACAGTTCCAACGCTTCAGCCCAACACTGGCGGATGTCTGCTTTGATTTGCTTCTCGTTGTCAAACAACTCATATCCGTTCTGCTTCACTCTCACCGGATAGAACCGCCGGTTGCCGGTCTTGTCGGTCAAAAACTGCTCTTTATTTGTCGTGCCAATAAAGATACACTGCCGCGGGTGGTCGGTCACCCGCTTGTCGAACGGCATACGGTAGCGGTCGTTTAGCCGGGTAAGATAGGACTTGACGGCCTCCTGCTCTTTCGTTCGTGTCATTGCAAGCAGTTCAGACACCTCACAAATCCACGCGCCCTCGATGGATTCAATACCCCGCTGTCCGTCAAACTCGTTGACCTCCGTGAAATATTCATCCGACAAAGCAAGCCAGCGGATCAGCGTTGACTTACCCTCGCCCTGCTTGGTACCAATCAATACCGGCATATCATCAAACTTGCAACCGGGGTTGTACAGTCGGTGGATACCGCCGGCAAAGATGAGGCGGCTGACCTCTCTTGTGTACGGAGTGTCCTCGCATTTCGTCCATTTTGCCAAAAAGCAGGAAATCCGAGGGACGCCGTCCCATTCTAAGCTGTCAACGATCTCACGCACTGGGTGGTACTCGTGGCGAGCCAGCACAATGCGCATAGCGTCCTCGCTTTTCTGCACGCTATGGAAGCCGTATTTTTTCTCGATATACCGCCGCATTTCTGCGTCGTCAGCGTCAGTCCACCGCTCCGCCACGCCGTTGACAGTCTTTTCCGGGCTATATGTAAGCAAATTAAACTTTATGCCGGAGAACCTTGGGTCACCCTCGAGAACCTTAACGAAATTGTCTATCGACGCCACCGGCCGGCCATTTGCGTCAAAATCCAAGTCAACGCCGCAGCGCAGCTTGGCATTCGTACGCTTGTACTCCTTGGCCAGGCTCTCGTTGGCCTTGTTAAACGCCTTGAGCACGCTCTTGAATTCCTGTTGTATGCCGAATTCTTTGGCCTTAATAGCCATCAGCGCCGCCAGCCTTGCTTGGTCTTCCGGCCGCTCCTCGCACAAGTCCAGCAGCAGGTCTGTGTTTAGCAGCTGCTCTGGCGTTGCTATAACTTGTATCTGTTCATCTGTAAGCATTTCCTCGCCTCCTTAAATCGGCCTGTGTGAGTCTTTCATCCGCCAAGCCTATCCGTTGTAGTGCTTCAACAAAAAGCGGGTTTAACGGCTCTGTGACGGCCTGTGGTCGGTATTTTCGCAGCTGGTAGTCCAGTCTTGCCCACTCGTCGAACGCCGCCCAGTAGTCCCGCTCCAGCCGCTCCTGCATTGCTTTTTCGGCCTTGCGTTTCTCTTTGCGCTCCCTGGTGGCCTGCTCCATTTTTCGCCGTTCTCTTACGGAAACGCGCTGTCCAATCGGTAAGCCAAGCGCAAAGTCCGTGTTCAGCTTCTCGCACGCCTTCAAGAAAGAAAGACCGAAATATTTTTGCACAAAAGTCAAAATGTCGCCGTTCTCTCCGCACGCAAAGCAGTGGTAGCCTTTGCTTCCGGAATAGACTTGCATTGACGGTGTGTTGTCGTCGTGGAAAGGGCAGACCGCCCGCCCTTTCCTGTCAATGTGAATTCCATACGCTTCCAGCACCTCCGCCGTGTCAAGCCGTTCTTTGATTTCTGCTGCGTAATCAATCATCAGCGCGCACCAAAATATACCGCCCGTTTTTGTCTTGGTACGGAATTTCAAATGGTTTTTTCTTCAAAATTGTACAGATTATATCCAACGAACACCCGCTGTTGAAAGGCATATTCTCCGGACAATCTTTGCAATGGTGCGATAAGCAGAATTCCTCCGCTGTCATTGCACGCAATTTGATACGATTTCTGGTTTTGCGTTTTCCACATTCGCAAAAATGATTTGTGCTGCTGCGCATATCCTGCTCACCTCCCTGTACTCCCAAACCCGCCGTTGCCTCGTTCGGTGTCTGCCAGCTTTTCCACCAGCACCAGCTCCGGAGTGTCGATATTGACCACCACCAGCTGGCTGATCTTGTCCCCACGGCGCACGGTGTAATCCACACCGCTGTGATTATACAGTTTGACGGCGATACTTCCGGTGTAGCCCACATCGATTACGCCCTCACTTATAATGCCGTGCTTTACATTTAGTCCACTCTTTGACTTCAAAAAGCCTGCGGTGTTTTGTGGCAACTCAATATGTACCCCGGTGTCAATGGTCACCGCTCCGTGTGCCGGAATTACAATGTCCACCGGTGACAGCAAATCGAGTCCTGCGTCCGTGTCATGTGCTCGCACAGGCATTAACGCCTGCTCGTCCAGTTGAATGTTCATTCTTACGCCTCCAACAATTCTGGGTTATCATATATGTTGCCAACGACTTCCATAAGTTTCGCAGACACCTCCGGGCAAAATCCCAAAGTTCCGATATTCGATACTTTAATGCCGAAATATCCGCTTTCGCCTTTAGTTTCAAAAACAACTTCGTGAAATTCTTTGTTTGTGGCTTTTTCGATGTTTATAAAATATGAAACAATATCACCCTCGAATATCTTTTTGCCGTTTTTATCTGTCAATCCTGTGTATTGTCCTATGGTTTCAGGTTTTACAAACGCACACATAAAACCTTTATCGATTCCAATTGATATGTAAAAATCGTTTGCACTTTGAATTAAGCCACCATAGCACCAATCGCCTTGTGGTTCTTTTCCTCTAAAAAGTATCTCTCTCATTCTTCCACCTCCTGAACATCAATTAGCGCAGCTTTTAGATTTTTCCAAATCTGACAAGTTCCTTTGTATTTGATATTGCAAAAACTTTTACACGAACAAATATGGCAGGGATTTGATTTAACAAATCGTATTGCTTGATTTGTTTCAAATGCAACATCAATTTTGATTTTGTTAATCTTCAAATCTCACCCCCCCATTCTCGGCAGCTTTGGAATTTCTCGCCAATGCGTAATGTTTTCAACAACATTGCCGTGTCTTATCCAGTGTTTATCGACAGTGTGATACCAACCTTCGTATACGTCTCCTAAATTTGAACACGTAATCACATATCTACTTGTGTCCGGCAGCTTGTCCTTTACGCTGATCCAGCCGTCCGGCTGGTTAAAACTTGTCATTCCTGTACACATTGTATTACCCCCACTGTTCTGCCATTGCCTTTGCTATTCCGGGAAAGGTTTTGCTTCTTCGTTTGCTGTCTCGAAAGGTTGTTCCACTATTTTCTCGAGGACTTCCGTCGGCCTTTTTGCTTCCACCCGAAACCCAAGAGCATATCGGCTTGACAATTTCTGTCGGTTCGAGTTTCGGCAATCCTTTGATCCATAAACACGTTTTTTTGCTGTATGGGTGTCCGTATTCATACGGCTGTATTACTTGGCTGTACTTGGGCAAACGATATACACACGACGGGATAGGGTTCTCAATTGCTATTTTATCAATTGGAGCATTATAAAATTTTAAGAAAAATTCTTTAGCATCAAAGCCCTTATTAAGCCGCTCCAATTCGGCATAGCTTTTATCGTCAAATTTCTTATAAAGTCGTGCTGCTCCTGCGTTAGATAGGTAAGTGCAAGGTGGGTGTGCAATAAGCAAATCCCATTTGTCAACGCTGTGCCTTATCCCGTCCATAGTCACAATTTCACCGCCATTTACAGCTTCGAGCGCATCTCCGAGAATGTGCCATTCTGGGTGCCCGCCCGATGGCTCTTGCACATCACAGCTAAAAGCGTTATGCCCCTTTTCTCGAAAAGCTTTGCATACCTCTTGGCTTTCCTCGCACGCAACTAATACATTCATTCCTTTTTCCTCCTATTCTCGCAACTATACTGCCATTTGTGTGCTGTCCTTCGCTCATCATCTCGTCACGAGCCCGTCAGTGTCTTTCCAAATCAGACGCTGGCCACAATGCAGGCAAAACTCTGTGTGCTCGACTGTTCGGAAACATGTGGGGCAAGAATTCACATTCACTTCTTCGTGGTGGCCGTTGGTCGTGAACACTGGAACAGTAAATTCCAAAGCCCTCTCGGGTCTTTGCTTTTTTACAATTTCAGTTGTACACTCAATCACCTCGGCGCTCTCTCCACTTGTGAATGAGTTTTTCAATATCCATTATTAGTCCTCCTTAAAATGTTTTGTAAAATTTTCCTTTGCTTCTCGATAAAGCACTTCTTTAATCAACTTCGGCGCTGTCCTGGCAGTACAGAAAAGCACAACACAATTATAGCGAGCCATCCAAGCCGTAAGACTTGCGACAAGGCACTGCGGCAGAACTCTTGATCTGTAATGACCAGCGTATGCCGCCTCCCAGCTTTCACCCTCTATCAGCAAGTAAACTTTGAACCCTGCCGCCGTTGCTCGCTCAAACTCCCGAACGAACCGGTCTCGATGCTGAAAGAAGTTGCCGCAGATTTCCGTCAATGACATTTTTCGCTCAACCACGGCGGGGCAAATCCACTTACCAAATCCAGGTAAGTCAAACTCTGCGCCATAGTCGCCAAAATCAAGCTTATTCTGTCGGTACGGAACGCCGAACGCTTCCCACCTCTTGACGGCTTCCGCTGTTCGGTGTTCTCTCGTGTCAACAACGATTTGCATTGTGTCCAGCACCGCCTCAATTTCAGCCTGCCGCATTAGAACGGCAGGTCGTCATCGTCTCCGTCGTCGATGACTTCAAAATCGGAGTTGCTGTCAATGGCAGCCGGTTTTTGACTTGCAGGCAGCGGCTTGGCTTTTGGTGTCTTAAACTTTCCGTCCTGGATGTCCTGCACTGACAGAATGGAGCACGCCTCGGTAGTCCAGCCAGTGTTCCCGTTGTACTCCCATTCTCTTTCACGGAACAGAACGCCAACGCGCTTGCCCTTGAGTGCCGTTTCGTCCCAGTCCCAATGGTAGCCGTCGTTGCTCTCCTCTAAGCAAGCAATCAAGTTTCCGAACCGCTTAAGCTGGCTTTCATACCACTGATTTGATTTGTCCGGAACCGTCACTCGGATGTTGCCTTTCCACTTTTTGTCCTCAAACGGCGAGTTCTTGAACTGCTGACGGAAAAAGTCTTTGTACTCTCCTTCGTCGATATCAAACGAAATAACCAGAACCTCGCCCCAATCGTATGTCTTGATAAGCGCGTTTACAATCTTCGCCACATATCCACCAGCGGGCAGCGGGTCGGACGACATCCCTGTTTTCTTTGCCTCAAAATCAAACTTTTTCATTTTTCAAACTCCTTTTTTTCTTCAAATTTTAGCGGGCAATCATACCCGATATAGCGATCCGGAAATTGCACCGGACGCTGGTTAAGCTGGCAGTATCGCTTGCCACTTGACAGATACGGACACTGTACACAACACACAAAGCTGCGCCCTTGCCAGTCTACTGGAAAGTGTACCACGACGGTTGCTGTTCCGTCAATAAACGATTTAACGCCGTTCAGCGTTTCACTGCTCTTCATCGGCAGCACCGTCCAAGTCGTAATACTCACGGATAACGCTGTCAACAGCTTTCAAATCGTTGTCGATCAAGTCTTGGTCAAACATCCCCAGCGGGCTCTTGACGGTGTCCTGGCCGTTGTTGTGCGTTTGAAAGCAATACCGGCCGTCCTGCACAACTGTCTTGAGAACAATTGTAAAACGCCCCTCCAGCGTGACATAATTGTCAAGCATTTTCCCGATTGTCTTGAAGTGCTCCCGGCCGTCGTCCATTTGGTCACTGTGACCGAGGAAGTAGACGATCTTGTCATCCGGAAGCTTGGCGGCGAACTCCACCAAGTGATTGAACGAAAGCGCCATATCGGTGAATTTTTGGTATCCTGTCACCTTAGCATTTCGCATAAATTCATTAACCATCAAGTAGGTGGCGTCGTCGATCACTACCGACTGCTGCGGTGCTGCCGCAATCGCTTTCTCGATCTTGGCGTAGTTGTCGCTATTGTATGTTTTTAGCTTGTTTTTGAACGGCAGCGGCTTTCCGCTCACGTTCACGATTGCCACATCGTCAGTGGCGAAGTTGCGCAAGCTGGTGGACTTGCCGGTGCCGCTCTGGCCATAAACCATTACGATGATTGCCATTTTTCTTACTCTCCTTTCTCTTTGCCCACTGCCGCGAGCAGAACCATGCGAACATAAGCTGACATCGTCAGCCCACGCAGGTCAGCAGCCTGCCGGATTTGTTCTTTTTCGCCGTCGGTCATTTTGACCAATAGCAAGTTGTCCCTGGTTGTCGTGTTGCTCATCTCTCACCCTCCTTTCTATCGTGTTCAATGAAGCGTTCGCAGAACCAGTCCTCATCCGCTTCTATCACCGGCGAAAGGTCAACCTCTCCGGCTTCAACGGCCTTTCTGATCTCTCTTTCGCAGATTTCCTCTATTTCGTCCGGATCCAGCATTGAAACAACCAACGCGGATAGCTGAACGCTCTCTTTTTCGTCTCCGACGACCTCCTTGACTGTGTCAAACTGCCAAGCAGTTTCGCTCAAACAATCGGAGCAAACGCCGTGCGGCATATCCTCCCGGTAGTGTTCTTTGCCGCAAATCGGGCAAACAATCTTGTCATCGTCCATAGCTTCGGCGCAGCTGTCACACACGCCGCCGCTGATCTCCCAGCCGTCAACGACACGGCCGCAAATTGTACATCTGTTCATTTTTTTGTCTCCTTTCTCGCCTGGCTTGTTTGCTTATCTGCCGTCCCAGCGGCCGCTGCCTCCGTCGTTCAACAACAGCGTCTCGCAGCACTTGTTTACAATCGTTTCAGCGATGGAAATACGGTTCTCGCTCGTGCCTCCAAGTTCCTCAACCGCCTTGGCGACCTGTACGACTGCATTGCTGTCAAATCCATTTTCTTTCTTATTCAAGTCGCAAATCAACGCAAGAAGATCTTCGATGCAGAATTTGCTTACAAGCATAAACCATCCACGGCCATTTGCTTCTTTCATGAATTTGTCCCACATTAAGAAACGACGTTCTCTCATGTTCTTTGCCTCCTTTTTTTCTTATGCAATGTACTGCAAACCAGCAGCCTCTACCTTTGCCAGGATCGTGGCTTTACGCATACCCTTACGCACGCCCTTGACGCCGTTGTCCTTAGCAAAAGTCAGCAGTTTTTCATAAGCTTCGCAGCCAGCCTGGAAGCGGTCAACCTGCGCCTGCTCATCCGCCTTGTATTCTTCTTCTGTAAGCGTGCAAGACTTCGGACACCACATAGCCTTGGTGGTCTCAAACTCGCCGTCATAAGTGGTGGCGATCATCTCCAGCTTGTAAGCCTTTGCTGTTTCGTCGATCACCTGCACAGCGGTGTGAACTAAATGTACGCCGCAAGCCTCATCCTGCATTTTATTGAAAAACCAATCTTTAACAACAACCTTCATTTTATTTTTCTCCTTTCGTCGGGGGTCTTTATCTCTCCCCCTTACATTTACTATTCTACACTATCTCCGCTAAAAAGTCAATACCTTTTTTATATCTTTCTTATATTTCTTTTATACAATCGGTATAAAACTTGCGTGATATGCTCGTGGAAATACAGAAAGTAAAATCTTACAATAAAAGTAGAAAAGGAGGAAACAGTCAATGTACAACACATTCAACGGCTATATGCAGGGCGCACAGCCCTACGGAAATCCATACGCCGACCGGCTTGCGGCAATGCAACAGAGCCAAGCAATGCAGCAGCGTTGTGAAGTTGTGACCGTCAACGGCGAGAACGGAGCGCAGGCATACCCGCTGGCGCCGAACAGCAGCGCCTTGTTGCTGGATGAAAGCCAACCGCTTGTGTGGCTTGTCAAGACCGACGGCGCAGGATATAAGACGGTGTCTGCGTTCAACATCACTCCACACGAACAGACGCAACAGCCGACCAACGCAGACCTTGAACAGCGCATAGCAAGACTGGAGGAGATCATCAATGCGCAACCCGATACTGGACGCAATGCAAAAACAAAGCAGCGGGCAGCAGCCGCAGAACCTGCCGGCAAATAACGGCGGGAATTTCTTGCAGCAGCTGGCGGAATTCCGTAAAGCCCTTGGCGGGAAAGACCCGCAAGCGATCGTACAGAATTTGCTAAACACCGGGCAGATGAGCCAACAGCAGTTTCAGCAGTTGAAAGCCCAAGCGGAGCAAATCCAATCAATGTTAAAATGAGGCGGTGCACAGCCCATTTTATAAAAATCTAACGAAAGGAAAACAAAAAAATGGATAACTATTCACTTTCCGACCTGCGGGCAGCCGTAGGTGACGACAATGGCGCATTTGGCGGCAATGGCGCTTGGTGGGTAATCCTGCTCTTCCTGTTTTTGGGCTTCAACGGCAACGGCTGGAACAGACAGGGTGAATTCGGCCAGTATGCCACCGCTGCCAGCCAGCAGGAAATCCTGTTCGGCCAGCAGTTCGGCCAGCTGAATGACCGGCTGAACACTATCGGCAACGGTATCTGCGACAGCACCTTTGCGTTGAACAACAGCATTTTGACCGAGGGTCGAGCCTTGCAGAACCAGCTGGCAGACTGCTGCTGCAAGAACCAGCTTGCGACGGCTAATCTGTCTGCACAGATGAATCAGAATGCTTGCGACATCACCACAGCCATTCACGCAGAGGGCGAAGCCACCCGGCAGCTGATTCAGACGAACGAGATCCAGGCGCTGCGGGACAAGGTGACCAGCCTTGAAATGGACAGCCGCTTCTGCGGTGTCGTTCGCTATCCGACAAGCTACGCATATAATGCGGGACCGTCTCCGTTCTGCGGCTGTAACAGCTGCTGCAACATTTAACACACACGCCACCACGGCGAGGATTTCAACCGGCGGGGGCGGCAGTAGCTGCTCCCGCTAATCTTTTAAGAAAGGAAAAACTAAAATGTCAAAATCTGCAATTTATACCACCAACACCACCGCACCAACCATCACGGCAGGCGATGTCATCCCGGTAGGAGTGACCGCTCGCCGATTTGGCTGCAACATCCGCCAGGACGGCAACACAATCACGCTTTGCGGCAGCGGCTATTATAAGGTGACCGCCGTGGCCACCGTTACGCCTCCTGCTGCTGGTACTGTTTCTTTGACCGCCCAAAAGGACGGCGTGGCCGTGATCGGTGCAACTGCAAGTGCCACCACAGCAGCCGTAAATGAAACAGTCACGCTGACAGTGAGCGCTATTCTGCGCAACGCCTGCGGCTGTGACAGTTCCATTCTGTCCTTTGTGCTTGGCGACTCTGCAGCCGTCGTCAACAACCTGTCCGTGACGGTCGAGAAGCTGTAAAGGCGGACAAATATGACTGTAAGTGAGATTTTCGGGCGTATCAACGCCCACCAAATTGAGGGAGTAATGCTGCATAGCCAGCTGGCTGAATATTTCGGTTTTTTGAACCTGTGCGGCTATCAGCGACAGCAAGAATGCCAGGCGATGTCCGAATTTTTTGAACATCAAAAAACCGTTATGTATTTCGTATCGCGCTTTAACCATCTGCTTCCGGAAGCGGCCGCCAAAGACCCGGAGATCATCCCGGACGCTTGGCGTGGCTACACCCGCCAGCAGGTAGACGCCGGAACCAAACGCAAAGCCGTCCGTGACGCATTTCTGCGCTGGCATTCTTGGGAATCCGAAACCAAGAAGCTTTACGAACAGGCATACGCAGACTTGCACGAACTTGGCGAAGTCGCTGCGGCTTGCGAAGTCAAACGACTTGTCGAATCAGTAGCTTGCGAACTGGAGCGTGTCGAAAGTCAGCGCATAAACTTAGAGTGCTTGGATTACGACCTTGCGGCGATCTGCGCAGAGCAAGACAGATTGCTCACGAGATATTCTCCGAATTATGGCGTTGTGACAGCTTAAAAGAAAAGGGCGGAGCCTTCGCTCTGCCCTTGTTCTCAATATTTCCGCTGCACATTGACCAGCTTGCCGTGCTTGGCTTCTGCGTGTTGTAATTCGACTTTATCGAACCCAGCGCACCAGCAACGGTACCCATCAGCGAAAGTGTACACGAACACCACCTCTTTGTTCATTTTCTCACCCCCCCTATACGAAAGGAAAAAGCTATGATTTCTTTGGATATATTAAACCAAGATATACTCGACTTGGAACGCAACCACGACACGACTTGGGCAACGGTTGAACGCCTTGCCTGGCTCTATATCGTCCGTGACCATCTTACCGGCAGCGCCAGCAAGTCCACTAAGCCTGTTAGCACTGACGGCTCCAGCGACTTCTTAGCCGCTGCTGACGGCCTTGACACCTGCCAAGTTCTCGACCTTATGGACGAACTAATGGACACGCTCCAGGTTATCGCTCCGGCGCTCTATCACTCCGCAATGCTACGGCTGGACGCATTGGAGCCGTCTTCGTCCTTGCCGAGCGAGCAAGCGAGCAAATAGGTCTGCTGAAAGTCTGTAATCCGGGCGACTGGCTGCTGCTGGTCGTCTTTTTTGTTGTCCTTTTCCTCCGACCCATCCACAGCCAGCAGGACGCCAGCCAATACGGTTAAACCGCCAAGGCAAATAAACGGTATAGGCAGCCACCAAAACCGCTCTGAAACCAAGCAGAAGCCAACACAGGACACTGCACAGCCAAGCCACCGCAGCGTGGCAGATATTGCGTTTCTCATTTTTCTTTTGCCTCTCTTTCCAGGTGTTCGGCCAATTCGATCAGCCGCTTGGCTTCTTTCCGTCTGCCGTCCAACTTTAACCAAATCTTGTCCGGAGTAAATTCCGACGCACCCTTGATATGTAACGCATTCAAGAACGCCAACTCTGTGCGGCTCTCTCCGTGTCGGCGACAAATGCAGAAGTGCCGCTCGCCGTCTAACAGGTGTTGCAGGAGCACCGCCATATATCTACTGTACTCCGGCAGCACTCGCTTGTTTTTACTGAACAGCCTGGGCGAATAGCCGCCTAAGTGCCAGTAGATCGTCTCGTGAATGTCCATCGCTTTAGCCCTCCATCTTCTTCAAATCGTCGTAGCCCTCAATGCCGCGTTCCGGGTCTCTCGGATCATAGTCCATTTTGCGCAACTCAATGCGGCGGTTCTTCATGTTGTTCCGGTTCTCAAAGCAAAGCCGGCCGAACGCCTCAACTGCGTCGTGCTCATTGTCACCGATCCACAGCAGATCCTCGTCTCCGGTTTCGCCATTCTTGCGGATGTCGATGTCCACAACGCTATACCAGGTGCCCTCGTAGGCGACCTCGTAAGTCCACTTGGTAAATGTGCCTTCCTTTTCGTCCCGCTCCTCGTAGCGCTCGATCGCAGCGAAAGCGTCCTCCAGCGTGCTGAAGCGTTTGATCTCTTTCTTGTCTTTTGCGGTTCTAACAATGTATGCGTTCATGATTTTCTCCTTCCGCGTTTCAGCTCGCCAGCTTATTATGTGGGCTGGGGCTGATGTGCTCAACCCCAGTAGAAGCATTTAAGCCGTCAGGCCGTAAGCATAATTAACAAACACAAAAGTGTTTCCGCCGCTTAAGATCTCGCCGGTGAACTCGTCTCGCTCGTAGCTTTCATAGCCTTTTGTGAGCTGCTCAATTTCTTTAATGCCAATGGCCAAATCTTTGATTGTCAGCCAAACGGCATAGCCATCATACCGAACGCCAACCTTGCGGTTGTTGTATCCGTGTTCTTTCAGTGCTTGTCTAATTGCTGCAAGTCTTTCGCTATCTGTCATTTTTTGTTCTCCTTTCAGCTTCGGTCGGGGTTCCTTTTCCCCTCCCCTGTGATTATATAATACCACACTCGGCGGCAAAAGTCAATACTTTTTTTATACTTTTTCAATACTTTTTCTATATTTTTTTGACTTTTCCAAAATCTCGCTGTAAAATAAAAGTGATTAGGCCACCCGCACCTCTGCCAGCGATCCCCGGCAAGTGTCCCAGCGGTGGCTTTTTTTGGCATAAAGAAAACACCCAGCCGTATGGCCAGGTGTTTCCTTGCTCGTCACATTCTTGCTTGAAAGGAGAAAAGAATATGCTCGGCGGATTGCCGTCCGCCTTGTTGATAGTTACCCGCTGCCTGGTGGGCGTAGAGCAAATGCTCAGCCCGGGAGAGATACGGCGCTTCGGGTGGCCGTCCTACCAACAATATCATTATAGCCGATTGCAGCGATCTTGTCAACGGCCGGCTGTCAAATGTGGCGCAAAATTTTTCTTTCGCACTTGTATACGATATTTTGAGCGTGCCGGACAGAAATGTCGAATTCCTCGGCCAATGGCTCAAAGCAAACGCCATCAAGCCACCTGCGCTTGAATATGCGGCGGTGCTGCTCGTTGAATATGTACTGCTCTATCAAGTGCTCCCACTGCTCTCTTGACAGGTCTGCCACATCGTCCGCCCTCATCTGCTCCACCTCATCTTGATTTCACCCGCCCGCTGCCTTTGCAGGTCGGGCATTTTTTGTAGCCGGAATTTCCGCCAGTTCTTCGCACTCTTCTGTGCGTGACAGTTCTAACCGTTTGTCGTGCCAACGAGATCACCATCCACAAAATTGCTATCGCCGCCGCCTTCTGTGTCTTGCGTTACGGTTTGGTCAGTCGTCACATCGTCAAACTGGCTCTCATAACACAGCCACGCAATGTTTGAACCGATTAGCGCAAGAATTAGAAAAACGATAATTAAAGCGAGCCGCCGAATGTTACGCTCCGCCCTGGCAGATACCGCTTCAAACGCTGCGTAAGGCACGTTTGCAGCAACCTGGCAGCCGTCGCACTGTTTGTTGTTGTCCATCGAAATTCCTCCCTTATCCGTGTATAACAATTGATACAACCGATGTTACGAGCGTACCGACGACGCTGGTTGTGATAATCCACAGCAGCTTGTCGTAGGAAGCAAGTCGCTGGAGCAGCAACTCAATGCGCTTGTCATCGCTTGCGAACTTTTTGCTAACTGCTCTGTGCCTTTCGTCGCAGGTCGCTTGGCGGACATATCTGCCGTCGAATTCATCCCGCATTGCGTCAATGTCATCTCTGTTCATTCCCACCGATCTCCACCCCTTTCTTATTTAAGGAATAAGGTATTGTCGGACTTTTCCCATATACAAATCCAACCGCTGGGAATTTTAGCCCACAGATTGCCCGATTTCGCCTTTTTGACTTCAAGTAAGGAAACTATTGTCCCTTTTCTCAAAAACGCAAATGCGGACTTCTTGGCTGTCGTGGCGTGCTTCTGCCCGTCCTCCGACAGATCGCTGACCTTCTTACGCCCAGTATCTGCGCCGCAACCCTTGTAAACTCCACGCACAGCGGTTAAGATATGCTGGCCAAGGCTTACCACCGGAGCGACAGGCTTAGGCTTCTTGTAATTAACATCGTTCACGCTGCACAGCGGCTTAACACCTTTCGGGGCGGTGAACAGCCAAATACTGCCAATGTCTGCCGCCAACGCTGACGGCTGAACATAGACCTCTCGGTCGTTCTTGATCTTTGTGTAAGCCTTTCGGCGTGCTGTCAAGGTGAATTTGCCGTCGTACCAGTACGGGTCGAGAATGATCAAGTTGCCGGACTTGTCAATGCCGCCGACATAGATATAATGACCGCTATTGCTGAACAGCCGCTTACCTCTGCCGGTGACACAGATAATGGCACGCCCGCCGTTCCTCAAATGCTTTTTCAGCGTTTCGGTGCTTTTCGTCTGCTTGGTGGTAATGCCGTAGAACTTTTTGAAGTGCTCAGCGATTTTGGCCATATTCGTGCCCTCTGCCGCTCTTGCGCCCATCTTGATACACTCGGCCGTCCATTTCTTTGTATTCATCGTGGCAGGAACAACGCCGAAATTGCGCAGAACCATCAAACTGGAGCACACACCGCAGCCGCTGGTGTAGATACAACCGGAAACGCCATACTTATACGGATGGCTCTTGCTTGCATACCGAATGCCCTTGCAGGCCTCGGTGGTCTGCCGGCAATAATAAAGAAGTGTACCCATCACTGCTCCCCCTCGTCTTCTGTGCCGCCCTCGGCTTTTTCGATCTTCAAGACCTCGTCGGCCTTAACAGCAGCAGCCGTAAAGCTGTTGTTCTTCCACCAAGCCCAAATGGCTGCGACAGTAGCCACCACAGCAGACACCCCGGTGTAGACCTCGTCGTCGCTGAACGGCAGCGGATTCTTGCCGCAGGCATTCAGCACGGTGTTCAGCAGCGCCACAAACAGCACCACCGTTCTTGCGATTGTTTCCTTGCTTACTTTCATTTTTGTTACCGCCTTTCTTAATTTTCGCTGCTCTCTTGCAGCTTGTTGATTTCTGCCCGGTATTCTGCCCGCTTTTGACGGATTGGCGCATACTCATCCTCGGAAAGCGCGCCGTCTGTAAACTTCAAACACAGATAATCCGTTTCGGCAAGTTCCGCTTTAAGATATGCAATGCGGCTTTCTGTTTCAATGCTCATTTTGCCACCCCCAGTATTTCAACTTGTGTGCCGCTGCCAATCGTCTTGCCGTTCGT